ACGAGTGACGGCTTAGGGGTTTGCAAAGGTTGCAGAGGATTCGTGAACATCTGTTATAGTTGCGATCGCTGTTTGCACTGCTGGTTTACATCGCAGATTGAACTGTTTACTGAATATGATGAACCTAAGTTGCTAGAACTTATAGAAAACTGGAATAAATTTTACCAAATTAGAAAGACAAAGAACAGTTAATGTTTGACAAAGTAAAAGTAATTTGATAGAATAGAGTTATAAATAGAGGAGGACAAAATGAAAGATACAGTAAAAACTTTAATGATAGCTGCAGGCGTCGGCTTTACACTTATCGCTATCACTTGGATAGGTATAATCGCAACGTTGCTTATTACATGGCTTGGAGGAATTATCTAATGAACTTAAAAGAAAATCGGCACTATGCCAACGAATACGGTGTGGAACTTAACGAATACTTGAAACATAATTTTAACTACGAAGAGCTTGTAGGGTGGTATACAATGCAGGTATTGAAGTATCTAGTGAGAGCTGGCAAGAAAGATGGTGAAAGCTACGACAAAGACCGTAACAAGGCTTTAGACTATGCCAAAGAACTAGCTAACTTAAGTAACGAGAATGAGCTTACAGAGTACACTACTGAAGATATTATGGGCTTTATACAAGAACTAGCTGATGATTTTGAACGCTGGGAAGGAATAAAATAATTAAAAATAGTTTATTTTTGACAAATATAAAGTAATTTGATATCATAGTTTTATAGAAAAGGAGGTTAAACAGTGGAAACACAAAAAGCTATAAAGGTAGTAGCTTATAACCCTACGACGGAAGAAGAACTACACTTTAGCTGTAAGGCTCAATGTGCTAAGTATTTCGGTCTTAAACCTAATACAGTCATCAGGTGGCTTGACAACGGTATGCCTGTAATTGAACTGCTGACAGACCTAGATAGAAACCAAGTAGAAATTGAAAAGCAAAGTAAGCTAAATGGCTTTGAATTATTTACAATTAAGGAGTGGTTAGACTATGTGTAAAAAACGCAAATACACAAAAATGGGCGCTTTATATTCAATAGTAAATGCCCAGCATAACAAAAAGAAAGCTGATAAGATACCAGTTAGAGCTTATCACTGTAAGTGGTGCAATTTATATCACTTATCAAGTCAGCAAAGACTAAATATAAAGACAGGAGTAATTGGATAATGAAAGATGAATTTACATACTACACAGTATCTTGGATATTGGAAAAAGAAATTAAAACACGTAAGTTTTATGATAAAAAAGAGGCTTTAAAATGGAACGAATTACTTCCAGAAGAACAAAGACAAGAAGTTAAAAAGCATACAGAAATAATTGAGGTTATAGCATAATGACAAACGAAGAATTATATGAAAGAATCACTAGCAAGCTAAAAGAACAAGGTATCGCAATAAATCAGTTTGAGCTAAAAGTTAAAGCTGAAACAGGCAAATACCCTAACATAAGAATAACTAAATCACGCTTGAGCCTACCGAATACCGTAGCATTCCCTTATCTCACTATGTTTTTCAATGATGATGAAATGCACGAGCTTACACTTAAAAAAATTGACGATGTAGGTAATAACGGAGAAGCCTTTGACTTATTAGATGAGTTATTATATAGCTTAAAGCCAAGCAAAGAATACCTGTATAAGCAACGTTTGAAGCGTAGAATGCAAAGGGAGGCAATGAGATGATACTACACGAATACACAAGTCAGATTAATAGGTCAAAATATCCACAGCAAACAGCTAGAAAGATTGCTAATGACTTGAACAAAAATGACCCTTTTAATAATTATCTAGTGAGCCTTGAGCTTGGCTCTAAAAGGTATATTATTGAAAAATTTGAAATTAAAGGAATGAATAGATGAAACATTTTTTTGTAGAAGAAGACGACAATGGCAAAGAGATTAAGCGAAAACTAACAACTTTTGCTAATGATGATTTGACACAGCTTTCAGATGATGAACTAGAAACATTATACTATGAGTCATCAGCTCAATTTTTAGCTAAAGCAATGCACTTCATGAAGATTGAGAAAGAACTATTTTCAAGAAAGAATGTAACTGTAAGTGATGAAATTCTAATAAATGCTGGCAATAATATTATTGAAGCAATTAATCAAGTAAGCAATTAAGCAACAAAAAGGAGAAGAAATATATTTATTTTAACAGATGACACAACTAGAAGTATAGCGCTGATTCAAAAAGCTCATAAAAAGGCGGATAAGGGCTTTAATGATATTGTGGCACAATTATATGAGCAAGAATTTAAAACGCAAGAGGAAGCAAAATATGAGTATATAAGACAAGCTAAGGAGAAAGCACTTGAAGAACAACGAGTTAGTGAAGAAAATCAACGAAGAGCTGAAGCTGAAAAACGAGCCGAAGCTGACAGAATCGCAAGAGAACATGATAAGGCAACTGAACAACCTGAATCCGAAAGGACGAAAGAAGTTAGTGGAGAAGATGAAAATGAGAGAGTTGTACCAAACGAAGCAACTAATGGCATTATTGGGCCGAATTGGTCTAGCGTAAGCCCAGAAATAGCAGCGAATTACATAGCAAGCAAGACAGGAGTAAGTGCTAGTAAATGGCTTGATGTTATTTATAAGGAATCGAGTGGAAACCCTTATGTTGAAAACCCTATTGGGTGCTGGGGACTATTACAGATTAATCAAAGCGTTCATGGTCAGGTATCACAACTTAGCCCTCAAGAATACTTAGACAAAGCTGTAAGTATCTATCAAAGTTCAGGTGGAACTGCATGGGAAACTTGGTAAAATATAAAGTAGCTAACAAATATATAAAATTTTAAAAATAGAAAGTAGGTATGTCCTCTTTAAAATATACTCATTTACAAAAGAAAACCACCAATTAAGGTGGCCTTTTTTATATTATTTTTCAGCTCGTGGAATGTCTTTTTCTTTCAAATCGTTAGCTTGTAAGAAACGCAAGTCCCAACGGTCTGTCCTAGTCCATTTATAGTGAATAATTTCTTTTCCCATTGTTTCTCTATAAATTTTGTTAATGATTGTAATTTGGTCATTATGGCTCAAAGCAATTGATTTAAAGTAGTAGTAAGTTCCGTTTCCGTTTTCGTATGTAAATTGCATCAAATCTAAGTCTCCAATTTCTAAAGGTGTAGTATTATTTTGCCCTGTAAGGCGCTTGTTTAGTTCTGCGATAAAGTATGAACGACAACTCTCTACATTGCCACCGTGTACTTCTACGGAACGTCTAGGGCAACTTGTGCTTGAAAGTTCTTGGTGTAGCTTAACAGTATCACGATTAGGAGTTAGTCCCCATTGTTTCATGTATTTAGCTACGTCATCTAGTACCGCTTGTTCATTCCTCAAGAACTGGTTTAAATCGCCCTCTGACTGGCACACTTCCCAACTTGCATAGTTTGCATTACCGTATGAGTTAGCACAATGCCATGCCTTATTTGAGAAGTCAGAAGCCTGCAATCTTCCGTCATTTCCAATATAAACATGAGCAAAGCCATTTCCCGGGTTATGTGTAGGTAACCAGTTGTTGTAGAAGCCAGCGTTAGCACCGTTTGAGCCTGCGTCGTTGTGAATTACAACCCCAGTAGGATTATGCCCACGTACGCCAGCATTAGTTATATTCATTCTTTCTTATCCTCCGTTTGTTCTTCTTCGACTTCTGGAATATTTATACCCTCTTTTTTAAGAAGTTTAACTAAACCAGCGAACATAGGGCTAATACTTGCAATCAAATAAATAAATTGACCAACAAAATATAACAAACCTACGTTAATCACTGTTTTAGCAATATCAGAAGTTGATGGTGTTTGTGTAAAGTAGAAGACTGCGTATAAAACCCACAGGGAAAATATTACCGTCAAATCAATTACTAGTCTACGTTTGAAAGGTGGATCCATTCTTTCTCTATCTTTTACCCATGTAGCAAACAAAATTGCTAAAATTAAGATAGTCATTAATATCATTTTTGTAATCATAAAGGGTACTCTTTCTAATTTCTATAAAGTTTTACAATCATCATTTCGTGTTTTGAGCCACCGGGTCTGCCACTTACGTCACGTTTATCAAAGGTGTATTGTTGCCCTTTTTTGAGCCCAGAGTAGATAGCCTTTGCAGGCATGGACAAAGCTTGACCGTCATGACCGTTAGTATATCCTGTTGCCTCATAAATCTTATTTATTCCAGGGGGAGTAGTAATTCCTATTTCCCATTCTCCGCCACCATATCCCCAGCCATGATAAAAAAGTTCAACTTCTGCAGTACAGTCCCAAGGTGCAGTAAATGTGACTACATTTCCACCACCTTTATTTCCATAAAAGGCGACATAAGAATCTGCGAAACCTTTCATTTCCAAGCTATTTGTGATAACTTTATCTAAATACGTTACGTTGTCAGGTGTTTTGTCGCTTATTACTCCTATTCCATTTGTCGTTCTAATATCTATAACTACTTTTAGCACACCTGAATTATTATTTAAATCAACCTTGTTACTTTTGTCTGTGCTTTCTGCTGAAAGACTTACAGGGTGTGTTGTTTGCGTTAAGTCAATATTTGCATGAATATAGTTAGTAGAGTCAGCCTTTAAAGCTACTGTTTCGTTTAATAGCTCAAAATATCTACCGCCAGCAATAATTGAAGTGTTAACATATTGCACGTTAAGGGCTGTATTTAATGGACTTGACCAGTCTTTTCGTCTAATTGTTCCATAGTCCATTCCAGTCAACATCATGTATAACTTTCCGTCATTGTCTGAACCTACTGGAAACTCTGTACCAGTTGGACTGAAAAATGTAAAGTTTTTAATTGTCATTTTTGACCTTTCTTGAAATTATTTTCGCTTTATCTAAAACTGGGTTATCAGTAATTGATAGCTCTAATAATCTAAATTTTCTACCGCCATAAGGATAACCACCAATTGATACAAATTGACCGACATCGTACAAGAGCGTAGTTTCAATTCTAAGCGTGTTTTTGCTATTGTAGTATACTTTACCAGATAAAAGTTCTAAGTGGTCTTTACGTAGCTCTCTGTACCCTGTGAAGCTATCTATTCTATATTTGTCGCCATAAGTAGCAACATACTCATATAACATTTGGCTTGTCTCCACTTTCTACAAAGATAAGTCTATCATTGAACTCTGTTTTAACTCTGTCTGCTATGTAACCTGAATATAGTTTACCCTCATACCATATATCTACCAAGTCATTAACATACAAAGGCAATAGCTCATTTTGATTAAAGAATAATCTTGTGACTATCGTAGAGGGAGAAATTTCAGCCTTAATAGTAGAGATATCTGGAGGGTTTCCGTGTTCATCTCTATCATAAAATAATGTTTTAGCCACCCTTACTTCTGGCAAGTCTGTTCCGTCTCCGCCATAAGTACTATAGTCAATGACATCTCCGTTATTTTTGGCTGTATACATTTTAGGAGGGTCTGTATAGTCATCTGCGTTTGAACTTTTAACGAACACAACAACAAAATTATAAGCTGAACGTTCTACTATTGTTTCCGTGTCCTTTGCTACATTTTGTTTAATATCTACCCTTGTCGTGATTCTGTTTCTGTTCCAGTTTCTAGAAGCGAAGTTAATGAATAACAAGTTTCTAGGGTCTGTTTCAGACGAAGCATGTTGAATTGTTGTAGTTGGTTGAAATTGAACCTTAGAAAATATTCTTTTAGCTACGTCATGAGCTGATGAAGTTTTCGCTTTACGATTAATTGTAGCTTTTCCAGCAAAGATACTTGAATTGAATAAATAACCATAACTCATTAAATTATTTTTATTAGGGTCAATTAGATAGTCAATGATAGCGGAGTTTGTCGTTTTAGTTATTGCGTTTGGAACATCAAGGCTTTCAATCATTGCCCAAAAATAGTTCTTTAATGTGGCTTTGTTACTTTCATCTACACTTGTTACAAGATAAACCATATCTAAATTTAAGTTTCTTTTTTCACCTAGTGCTTCCTCGATTGGAACAACTTCAGGAAAAAGAATTTGAACAATGTCGCCAACTTCTACCGAAACGGTCAACGTAGCTGATGAAGTATAAAGATAACCCGTTTCCCACAATTCATAGTTAATAACTTGACATCTTGCCTTTGGTATTGGTAGACCTCTTTTGTCTTTTTCACCATTAGGAAGAGTAAAATCAGATATATTATAATAGTTAGGGTTAAAGTTATCATAAACATTAGCTTCTAACATTAAACGAAGTCCGCCTTTCTCTTGATTTTAAACTCTGCCTTAGTTAAATTGATTAACTCCATTTGACCGTGTTTGATTATACGTGTTCTGTATCGTTCAAAGTCCATTACAGGGAACAAATTTAATGAAGTCGTTCCGTTCCAGCCTTGATAAATTTCATCATTTACATCTGTATTGATTAAAATATAATCCTGTACCTGTTCCGTCTTAAACACAATTGCAGTATATTCATTCCCAATATCGTCTAAAAACCTAATTCCAGTAGGTGTTTTAGGTAGTTTCGGATATAATATCCCCATAAAACTAAATATTTCATCTTTTATATCCCAGCGGTCTAAACGATCTATATTTGTTTCTCCATAATAAGTGTAAGAAATTCCTTTGACATACTTATAGTGTCCTGGTGCTGTTCCACCATAAATTTTAGATTTACCAGCGATGACTTTACCGTTTTGAATTTTTTCAAAAGTTAAGTTTTCGTAGGTATACCACTTTGTAATTACATCGAACGTTATCTTTTCGCTAAAAGTTCCGTTTTTGCCATAACCCTCTGTCTTTGTGACATCTGCTAAAGCTAAATCAGCATATACCTGAAAAATTTCTGTTTGATATTCAAGTGTAACGAATTTTTTGTTAAGGATATCATTTACGAAGTCTTTCATTAGTTGATAGTTTTCTTCTAAACTTTCTCCAAACGTTTCTAGCTTAAACTCTATTTGAGGTTGAGTAATTGAGCGTGTTCCCATTACTCCGACACCGTTACTTCGCCAAATATTATTAGTTGACTGTAACCCTAAATTAGAGGGCTGATAAAATCTAACTTTTCCATTTGTAACGTCCCAAACTTTATCGTCTGTTCCGTCTAAGTTGGTATGTATTTTGTACTGTCTTACCATTAAGCCCTCCCTAGTTCAAATTCTCGTCTGATTGCTCGTGCTAAGTTAGAAACATCTTGACCAGCACCGCCTTGTACGTTAAATGTGTTATATGTTCTGTTATCGCTTGATGCGCTGTTCGTACTCAAACCGTAACCGCTAGAAGATAAATTAACATCTGTTAAGCCTACTACCATTGAACCTTTGAAAAGTTTGTGGGCTTTTTTTGAAACTCCATTAATTACGCCACTGATTTTATCTAAAGTTCCTGAAATACCTCCTAGAGCATTATCAACTAAATCTTTAACTCCTCCAAATGCCTTAGCAAAGAAGTCATGAACTCCACCAAATGCACTTTTAATTGAATCCCATGCTCCTTTAGCAATATTTCCTAAAGCTCCAAGTGCGTCACTCACTGCTTTCTTAGCTGGATCGAATACACCGCCAAACCATGAACCAACTGAACTAAATGCGTCTTTTATTGCGTTCCAAGCGTTACTAGCAAAACCGCCTAAAGCACTAAATACACTTGATACAACACTTTTGACTGTATTGAATATTCTACTAAAGAACCCAGATATTACGCTCCATACTGATGAAACTACTCCCCAAGCACTAGAAGCAAAACTACCAATTGCACTAAATGCTGTTGAAACTACTGACTTAACAACATTAAATATTCCGCTAAACCAAGCTGATAGGCCTTGCCAT